ACTTAATACTGCTTACTGTATATTCATAATCATATTGACCTAATGAGATAGTTGGCAAATGAAATATGTCTCTTGATTGATTCATAACATATCGTGGATCATTTACGATCTCAACATAAGGAGGTTGTTCTTCGTTCAACCAAATAGCAATAGGTGATGTATAGTTCTTAGTCATATCAATCACAGAGGCAAATAGTGAACGATCTTTAACTTGTTCAATTTTACCTGGGATCGTTACCGTACCAACTTGTCCAACCATCAATACAGTGTAATCTAATTTAAATCCTTTCTGACCAAAGTAATTAAATATATGACGATAGAAATTATCAGTACCATCATTCTTAATACCTTTCCAAATATCAGTTACATTATTATATGGAAACAACTCCAATTCTTCAGACTCTGTTAGAGTACTGAAATCAGATCTTCCGATAATGTAGAAATTTTTGTCTGGGTTATTATTTGCGAGTGCAATAAGTACTGTAGATGGTTCGTTGTCTCCACCAATAGGAGAGAAGCGATTCCGTTTGAACTTGACCGATTTACCGATCTTTCCGAAGCCAATGTTTTTCATAATATAAAGTTTGCCGTTCTGTTAGTTTTATTTATTGGAATCCACTACACGCTTGCGAAGCTCTGTGGAACTGAATGAATGCCTTCTTCGGTTGTAATGAATTGGACATAGACCTTTACCTGTATGTTCTTGATCTTTATATTCTTCACCAACAATACGAATGTCAGGATTAATTGTAAGGATCATATCAACGATTTCTTGTTCAGAAGAAAAAGGTATTACTTCATCTACATGCTTACAAGAAGATAACTGTATGTATCTTTCAAATGGAGTCTGAATAGGTTTGTTTTTACTATCAGGTCGGTCATTAGTAGGATCTGTTAATAATCCAACAATTAAATAATCACACATTGACTTTGCTTCTTGTAACATAACGATATGACCTGCATGAAACAGATCAAACGTTGAACAAGTAAAGCCAACCTTTGCACCTTCTGGTAATTTATTTCTATCAAGAAACATATGTATTCTCCTCTTTTAATATCAATCTTAAATGATATACTTTCTGCGTTATTAATGGTTTTACAATCATCTAAGATATCATTTCCAACAAGTCATCAACCAACTGTAAAATAAAATCTTTGTCGTGGTGGTACTTATAAACTCTTATTACTTCAGCTGCAACTAATGTAAGTAGTTCTTGTTTGTTTATATCGTCGTTGTAAGCCAATAGTGTATTGATAGCAAGATCTTGTTCAGCACGTCCATAATGATTAATCATCAAACTTGCGATAAACTTTGCTATGTCAAGTGCACGACAACCAAATACATTAGGGATAGGATCAATTAAGAACAATTTGTCTTCATTAAACAGCATGTTCTTAACACCAAAATCTCCATGACAATATCCGTATTCTAATTCAATTGTTGCTAATTTCTCAATCACATCATTAAATGGTTCAAGGTCTGCCAATTGAACATGACTTACTATTCTTGCGATGTAATCATCAAAGGTTAGAAACTTAGTTTGTTTAATAGAATCAAAAGCATCAAGAGATTCTTGAATCATTGCCAATGCTTTATAAGGACTGTCTGTAAAATAGTTTGGATCGTTTTCAATATAATCCATTGTAAGTGTATTACCTACAACTCTATGAATCGTTGGAGTGTTTACAATATTACCAGTATCTTTGAACCACTTTGCTGCCTCATGGGCATTTCTTGCTGTCTTATGTACTACCTTACCATCAGTATAGATATCAGAACCTGAGAGACCACCTTCGAGTTCTCTTATATCTGTTTCTATAAAATCTTCAGGAGTAATACCTTTGTCGTCAACATAGTATGCTGCAAGTGGTTTATCAAAAGATAGAGCATGATATTTTACATGATGTTTGTTTAACCATTCTTCAATCTGAGGACCGTACTTTTCTGATGCTTCAACTCTACTCCTACAGGAAATAGAACCACGAGCTGTAAAGATATCAATAATCCAACCAGCTTCGTATAGTTTATTACACTTTTCTATCAGACCAAGATTAGGCGTTGCGTTTGCCCAATCTCGATCTGATGTGTATGCGAGTGTATCGTCAAAGTCAAGTACTATGCGTTTATGTAGAGACATATTAGTTACTTCTATTTAGCATAGATCTTGTTAAACCACCGAAGAGGTAGCAGAAGTAAATAAAGAATGGAGTTGCTAATGCAAGTCTGATTTGGTCAGATGTCATATTAACAAGTTCTCCTAAAGAAATGGCTGCGTATACAGAAAATGCAATTCCTAGTATTACTGCCAATCCCATTCCAAGGTCTTTCAATTTTTCTTTCATAATATATCCTTTTAAATAATATCTATTATATCAAATTATCAAGTGGTTGTCAATAGTAAATGTTAGAAACTTCAATATCAGCTTCTGAAAACATGTCTCTTGATTTTTCAAAAGAATCTGACCATTTACCTGGTACATCACTTGTTGCCATTACAATTCTATTTATGCCAACTTGGATAATTCCCTTTGCACAATCAGAGCAAACTGGTAATCCCCAAACATATAGAGTTGCATCTTTTAACGAAATACCATTAAAGGTAGCATTATATATGCAATTCATTTCGGCATGTACGACCAAACTGTATTTAAGCTCTCGATTTTCATAACGTTCTGGTGTATCGTCAATTCCTTTTGGGAATCCATTATAACCAGTTGCTAGGATACGACGGTCAGAGTTAACTGCCACCGCACCTATTTGTTTTGAAGGATCTTTACTCCACGTAGAGATCTCTCGAGCAACGTTCATAAAACGCATATCCCATTTGTCAGCCATTCACTAACGCCTCAACTTGGTCGAAGTGTCTTTCATAAACATGGAAGTTAGTAGCAGTCCAAATAAGATCACCGACTTCAACTTCAAGATCATAAGCAAGTTGTCCTTGAACAAACTTTGCCCAAGCATAATCATTGTTATAACCGAAGACTGCATCGTTAGATCTCATTACATAATGGGAAATAAGTTTGCCATCACGAATCATAAACGTATTACTAAAGGTACACATAAAGTCATTCATACCGTCGCGGTTGAAATCAGTATGCATACTTGGTCGATTATAAATCATTGAAGCACGTCGGCTGTTTGGATTATTTCTCAACTCTCGAAGTACATGTTTATACTGATGACCATTCTCTTCAGAGTAAATACACCAACCATAATTAGAATTGATCTTACCTTCGTCAGAAGATATGTCTTTCCAAATCTGTGGTGTATCACCAGGAATATCATCAACATATAATGATTCAGACATGTACCAATCTAGTTCACGTTCAATATACTTATATGCAGGTTTACGAATTACGTAGTCTTCATCGGCAAGAAACGATTCACCAAAGACTTCGATAGTTTTTGCACCAGTACGATCAACAGTAAAATCTTCACAGAGATACTTGTTCATAATGATGTTACGAATGTCTTGGACTTGTTTCATTAGATAGATTCCATTAACGCTTCAATATCAGATACTTCTGCAATTAGATCAGAAACATTTTGATTATGGAAAGCTCTTGCGGTTTTCCTTAGGATTGATTTTGGGATCTGAACTTCTTCAGCCAAAGCATTGATAGCTTCTTTTTGAAAATCACGTTCTGATTCCATTCTTGTAAATGAATTACTCATTTCTTCCATGCAACCACGGATTCGTTTTTTGTCTTCGTCACTTGACGGTAATATCACATTGCTCATTATTTAGTACTCCTGTTAAATACATCTTTAGTTGAATCCTGACCTTTAATACCTTGACGACAGTAAGAGACAAAGAAACTTGAATAGTTAATTAAATCTTTTGCTGAATCTTCAAGGGACTCAAAGTTAGGATCGTAATCATCTGACTGCATTGCTTCCATTACTGATTTCATACGTAGCATTTTTGCATGCATAATATCATGAATGGTTGTAATTCCGTTAGGATAGTAGTCAGCTTGTTGAACAGTCGAGTTTGGATTTTGATAATCTCTCGACTTTTTCAATTGAAGGTCAACACACTCTTGTAGTACATCGACCGAAACTGGGTTGGTTGGTTTTGTCATATAGACTCCATAATAAAAAAATATATTATATCAAAGATCTCTGATAATGTCAATAGGAACTTCATATTTTAAGAAAAGATTTGTCATCTCTACTGAACGCTTGTCTGATTCGTTATAGGTAAAGGACCAAGTAACATAATCGGATTTAGCTGTTCTAAGATTATCAAAGTAATCAAAGAATACATCATGTGGTATAACTGAAACTCTGTAATCAGAATCTTGTACACCTGATGCATCAACCAAAGCAACCCAGTCACAGTGTCCTTTCTTTTCTCTAAGACTCCATGCACCTAGTAGGCCGTTGGTTGGTTTGTTTGCTGTTTTGACTTCAATTCGACCAGGATATCTTGTTTTACCAAGAACGTCGAATTTACCGTTAACTGATTCGCCTTCGGTAAGGTTGACGACCTTAGATTCACCCATCGTTCCAATCAGTGATTTGTAGAGGTCGTCAACTCCACTTAATTGTCCCTTCTTATGTTTATATAGAGCTCGTTCAAGTAATACCGTCAACTTATCCATAATGTAAACCTTTATTTAATTTATAGAACAATTATAATCTATATCATAAAGAATGTCAATGGTTTATTTCAGATATTTAGAGAACTTTTCTCCAAATGTTCTGAATTCTGTTCCTTTTCATCATATGATGGAACTTTTTGTATTGTTTTGCTATGTATATCATGTTTCTTTCCTGTTGCCTACATGTTACAGTAATGTAACATATAAATTTATATATACAAGAACTACTAACAAAATCAATAATTTATACAACTTTTGGTGGAACTGGTAATACAAACGTTCTTACTGTTGCCAATTTATCTTCGGCCTCGGCAAGTTTTGCGACTTCAGCATCAAGAGTTTCAACTGTACCAGGATGTTCTGCTACTCCAACTCCATTCTCTAAAAATACCGCAATGTTTGCTGTATGTTCTGCAATGGCTGCTTCATACTTTGAAACTAACGCATTAACTAATATTTCTCTAATTGCCATTTTACTCTCCTTTAAGTTTTGGTAGGATACCGTGATTGCCTTCATGAGATGGAGCCGTCCATCCTTCAGGTTTCATCAAGTCAGGTAATCCTAGTGGGTTTGGCCGTCCTTCCTTTACTCCAGGTTCTTTGGCCATGTTTGCTTCGAGAACTGCGTCCCAAGCTTTATAAGGATCGACTCCGAAGGCATCAAGAGTACCGATTGCCACTACACAAAGGTCAACTAAACCATCTACAATTTCTTCGGAGTCGATATCTTTTTGAGCTGTTCTTGTTTCTTCGAGTTCTTCTTGTAGGAAGTTAACTCTAAATTCCAAAAACGCTTTCAACTTTTCCACATCTGCGTTTGCTACCCAGTTGTGTGTTTTATATTTTGACTGCATGTCAACAATGTCTTTTACCCAATCTTTACTCATTGTGGGAATCCTTCTTCAATAAATTGTCCAATTAATGTTATATCAGATTCTGATAGCATACTTGCTTGACCCCACATTAAAGATGACATTGGTCCAATCTGACCTTTGTTTTTATATGTAGTCAATTTATCAGTAATCATACTTGCTGATTGTCCTGCTAACATTGGTCCTACACCACCTTCACCTGCTTGTCCATGACATGCTGCACAACCCGTCCAAGTACCACGTACCTGACCAAACGTATCTGCTGCAACTAATTGCATCTTACGTCTTTCAATTTCTGGTGCAGTACCGTACGCCTCAACATAGTTAGCATAACACTGACCTATGCACTGATGACTGCCACTACCATTACCGCCTGTGTATTCAAGATCTGGGTAAATCTTTACCATAAAGAATCCTGAGATAAACAAACATCCTGCTAATACATAACCTAATTCTTTCATACTTTATCCCTTAACTCTGTAAAACCACCAATTGCTTCACCATCCATAGTAATCTGTGGAAAGGTTCTTGCAGTTGGAAACATTTCAAAAAACTCATCTCTCAAATAATCTAATCCAAGACTTAAGTATTCAAACTCTAAACCTTTTGATTCACATAACTGTTTAGCCATATTACAATATGCACAGTTGTCTTTTCCGTATATCTTTATCATACTAGCTTTAATCCACCACTATCTGGCATGATCAGTCCTGTCGTTGCTTCAATTACTTGCTTCTTCAATTCATCCATTGGTTCTGCTACGAACATAACTGAATTTTCATTTACCACAATTGGTTCACGAGTAGCATAAGGAACAAATGGTACCATTCCAATTTTACCTTCACCAGCTGGGACCAAAAGAATACCATCCGTTAAGGTATAGAATCCTTTTTCATATTTTACTTTTGCTACAACTTCTTCACCAGTTGTAAGCCTTACGATTTGTACATCACTCATTAGTGTTCTCCTGTTTAGTGGCTATTATACCACACTTTAATATAAATGTCAATAGTTTAACTGAAGAAATCTTCAATTGTATCTCTTTTCTCTGCCGACCATCCGACTGCATCGAGAATTGATTGTATAGGACTTAGGAATACTTTATCAAACTGAAGTTCAGTATCAATGTAATCATGGAGTCCTAATTGTTTTGGTAATAGTCCTGGAACCGATATTGCGTTTTCACGAATAGGATTAGGTACCTTTAAATATAATAACTTGACTTTGTCTCCACCTTGAATCGTCTCAAACTTCTTATCAAGTCCTTTCTCTTTGAGGAAGTGGTTATACATCAGGGAACCACGAACGTGCATTGGTGTACCTTTTCTGTATATCGAACCTTTCTCTTGATACTTTTTGAGTTCAGAAACACCTGAAGTCTTTGCGATAGCAATAGGATCAAGTTTACGGAACTCTTCTTTGAAATCACGTATGAACTTTTGAGTTTCTGATTCATCAGTATTCATAATCACTTCAAAACATTTCTTGAGTTTCTCTCGACAGATCTCAGGAGTAGAGGATCTTACTGATTCCAATCCTGTCACTGCTATCTTAGGAGTATCATAA